GCTTCTTAACACTTCCTAGCGCAGTTTGCTCAACTATAGGATAGTAAACATCTGCAAGCATTGGAAACATAAAGTCTGTAGTTTCGCATATCATTATAGAACTCCGATAAACTTAATAGACTTTGCATACTTTGACAAGATCTTATCTACAATTAGATTTCCTGTGCCCTCAAAAAGCTTAGCATCAAATCTGAGTTTAAACTGATCTGTACTGTAATCTGATAAGTATCTCTTGTAATAATCTAGCTTGCCACACTCAATATCTTCTACCAAAAGCTTTACCGCTCTTGCAATGTCAGATGGAACTGTGGTGTATCCAGTTTCAAGAACTAGCCTATAGTCAAATGTTTTTGGAAAACCACTTTGTGCCTGGTAATTAAAATCTACAGCATCTGACGCTGCCAGAGGAATAATAATTGATGCTGACTCTTCTCTATTTAGCCTGTCTGCATATGTCTGAATAACTGCAGTCATGTCTTTAGAAAACTCAAAGGTCCTATCTGTAACAAGCTGATTATTCTCATAAACGGCGACAATCTTTTTTGCATTCTTCCATACTGGGATGTAGTCTGCGCCAAGTCCAGTTGTTTCAATTGTTTCTTTTTTATAGTAGAAGCCTTCAGGAATAATGCTGTCAATAATTGCACGTGCTAGCTCTTCGCTCTTGGCATACTCTGCAACCCTAGACGGGCTTGTAGAAATAGTGTTTGGATTTACGTATGGCCTTCTTAGTTCAAAAGTGTCTTCTGCAATAAGATCGCCAGACTCTTGAAAGGTAATTTGTACAAGGTAGTCTGCATCATACTTGTTTGAAAGATACTCTGAAAAGACCAAACCTCCTGGAGGAGCAAACGAAAACTCTGTAGTAGATACAACTGACATGTCAGACAGGTCAGTGACTGTAGATATAAGCTGTGTGCCTTGATAGTTGCCTTCAGTCTCTGGCAATGTTATTTCTACCTGAGTTAATCCAGTAGAACTTAGTCTTAAAATTTCCATTATTTGTTAAACTCCTTAGCAACCTCTTGTGGTGTTGCAATTCTTACTGATGGGTGGGTAATCCATTTAGCAGCTTTGTCTGCATCTACAATAGTATATCCGCAGTACAGCTTTCCTACTTCATTCCAAGTTAAATTTCTTGATGCATAAAGAGCCACTTTGTTTGTATCAGTTATGAAGTCTGAAGGACCAATTTCTCTACCGTTTTCTTTAGGTAGAGTTTTCTTTGCTTTATTTACTAAAATTGATAAGGCTGGCTCTTCTTCTTCTAGCAATACTCTATCTGCATAGGTCAGCTTCTTAGTAGCATCACTAGTCATAACTTCACTCCTTATTCTATTTAATTATAACAGATAATGCAAAAGGGGTAGAGGCGATTGGCCCCTACCCCTAATGCTATTTAGATTTAGGAATCTAGAGCGTCTGCATCTGCGAAAGCAACTGCATCCTCTTCCTCCCACTGAATACCAAAACGTACGAATACGGTGTACTCAATGGTGTCCTTCTTTGGCTTGTACTCACGGTTCACAGTGATGTCACGCTGGAAACCCCAAACACGGTTCTGAGGGAATGTCAAGTCAACATAGCCTTCAGGGTAGTAAGGAACTTCCTGCACGTCAATACCAAGAACACGGGTAGTACGAGCTGCACCAAAGGTCTGAGCTGCGCCGTCTAGATAAGACTGACGGTTAGCCTCAGTGTGTCCAACAGTGGTTCCAAATGCTTCTGCAATTGCATCAGCAAGGGTTCCGTTGTTCTTCACGATGCCCTGGAATGCATCTGTACCAGCGTAGAACTTAAGGTTGCTCTTGATAGCACGGTACTTACGTGGCATTGCAAGAATAATTTCCTGCATTACCTCTGGGGTCCATGCGTTGTTGCTAACTGTAACAACAGCTTCGTGAGCATCTCCATTGGTCTTTACACGGTTTACGAAACCATTTAGAATTCCAAGGAATGGATCTGTGTCTCCGTCACCGTTAATTGCTAGGTCTTCGATGTCATTTGCGAAAGCGTTTGTCATTAGACGGACCAAGTGGTCTTCCAATGCCGCACCTTCAATACCATCTTCTAGAGCTTCAGAGGATACTTCCCAGTCAAGACGAATCTTCTTGGTTGTAAGCTCTACCTTAGAGAATGTAGCACCAGTGTTAGTGTATGCGCCATCAGCCTGGGCTGCAGCACGGATTACACGCTCACCAACGTTAACTTTCTCAAGCTCCATTGTATTGGCTCTCATAGTAACACGACGGCCATCTTTGGCGAGAACAGTAGCATCCCAAACGTAGTCAATAAAACGACGTGCCTGTTCAGGGCGTAGGATACCGCTTCCTGCATCACCAGAAGGGTTTGTAGCGTTTGGACCAGTTGTTACACCGAAGCTTGCAGTTGGTACGTTACCAAGGGTACCGTATCCATCAGATCCAAGACCTGGGTTGCTTACTGCTCCAACACCTCCAGAAGCAAAGACACCTTCTTCAGCTGCTTTTGCAATATCTGTATTTTTCATAATCTCTTCCGACATATTGTCACCTCCTAAGTGATTTAACTTTATCGAAATAAGTCGGCAGTTTTGAGGAAACGTCCGCCCCATAGGGATTGCTCAGACTTTTCAATCTGAACTTCCTGTACGATCTCGCCTAGATCGCCAGATTTACGGAAAGCTGTATCTGCTTCTACAGCGTCAATACGCTTTCCAATATTGTTAAAGTCTGTCTCGGCATCTGTTAGTTTGGCGTTAACCAGACCGAGAGACTTCTTTAGCTCAGCAACTTCGTCATTTAGTGACTTGACTACTGATGTTAGATCGCTAAAGGCTGTTGCGATACCGTCACGAATCTCAGCTACTGCTGAAGCTACGGCATCTTCTGATTTTGATACCTCTGCGATAACAGAATCGTCTGCAACTTCCTCAGAAGCAACAGCATCAACCTTTTCAGTTACATCTTCAGCAACAACCTCATCGGCTACTACGTCAGCTGCAACATCATCAACAGCAACCTCAGTAGTTTCCTCAACTACGTCGATTGTGGCATCTGCCTCTGGAGCGACCTCGTCTGATTTTTCAACGGTAGTGTTTTCAACTACCTGGTTTGTTTCGTCAGTCATAGGACTTACCTCCTTCATCATCTTAGCCAGATTAATGCCTTTAGCACTATCAACTAAGAACTTTATCATTTCTGTTTTTTCGTTATCATTCTTTTCAACGAAACCGATATTTTCCATTGGAAGACCACTAATTGGGCTAACAGAGGACTGCTCTTGGGAAAGACTAATGATCTCATTCTCTCTGTCCCAGAACACATTTTCAAGCTCTGTAGCGTCTGCCTTCTCAATCTCAGAGTTATCCATCTTCTCAATAGACACAACATTTGCAAACTGGTTTGCTGGGTTGTCAACTAGAGATAGCTCTGTTAGGTCATACTCTTTGATAATACGAATGGACTTTTCCATCTTCTCATCATAAGCGTCATCCCACTTGTTCATCCTACCGCCAATAGAAAAACCTGAGAGAGTACCATCTAGTACCTTCTCCCAGGTGTCCTGTGCGCCTTTGGATACGTAAGCGGAAACAAATACTCCGCTATAAAACTTCTTGGTCTCTGGGTCAAAGTACTTATCCTCTTTGAAGGAAACCATCTTACCTACAGAGATTGGCTGGTGCATTTCACGAATGTTGCCACGGAATTTAGAGAATGCCTTCATACTTGCTTCAGCGGTAACAATGTCTGCCTGCTTGTCTACATTGTCAAGCGTGGCAAAGCCAGAAACGATTCTTCGTTCCTGATCTACCTTAGAGAATGGCATGGAGAGACGGACGTTGTCCCCCTCTGTGTCCCATTGAGCCTTTGATATAGTCATACTACCTTAATTATACAATACATTTTTATAATTATTAATTTTTTATAACGATTTACTATTATATCACAATTATAATTATTCTGAGCTGGCACCTTCGCCTTGTGCATTTCTACCAGCAATAGTGGAAGGACTGTCTGAATTGTTTGCAGTTCTTTCAGCATCCCTAGTTCTATTCTCTCTGGTGTTTGCAGAGGCATCTGCTGCCTGGCGAGCAGTTAGCTCTAGTGGCTCATCGCCACCATCAATCTGAGGATAGCCAAGCACCTCTCTAGCCTCATTTGGAACCAAGATCTTGTTACGAACATAACGCTCAAGAATCTGAGACTGTGCAATTTCGTCAGTCAGTGTTAGTTCGTTAAACTTTAGATCTAGAACGTCAGTCTGTTCTTTGATAATCTTTGAAAGTACCTTCTCTAGATTACGCTGGGCTGGTCTTGCTACTTGCTCCTTAAAAGTACGGTCTTGTGCTAGGGCTGCTGCGATGGCTGCCCCATCACCACCACCAATCTTTGAAATTGGAACCTGGTGAGCAATTAGAATATCATCACGGTTTTGCTTGCGGTATTCTTTAAACGAAGCTTCCTGAACACCGTTCTCAATTGGTTTCATGTCAAACTCTACCTTATTGTTGTCAGAGTCTCCTGGCAGTGGTACATAAAGGGTCCTGTGGTTCTGACCCTTAAGACCAGTCTGCAAGAATCTAAACAACTTGTCCTCTGCATCCTGAGATAGCTTAGCTCCCTTTAGGGTTACAACATATCTAGGAGTTGCTTTATTAGCAAAATAATCAATGTTATATTGAGAGGCTAGCTGGTCTCCATGCAGAGATCCAATAGCTGACATGATGTCTGGAATTCCATAGAATGTGTTTAGAGGAGAGTATTCCTTAAAGTGAATAATCTCATTTGGTCTTGGATCAGTGGTTAGTGGGTTTGGGTTAGTTGCCCCGAAATTTCTAAAGTATACAACCTTCTGACCAATTGTCTGAACATATCCATCACGCAATCTACGAACACGCATAGTTGTTGCAGGAATGTGACCAACATAACCAATCTTTCCAGATGTGGTTCGTCCAATTTCTAGATAACCATTTCCAATAGCCTGAAGATCTGTAACAACCTTTGTCATTGTGTTTGTAAATGAATCATCCTGGTTTAGATTTTCTAGCCAATCACGAAGTTCAATCTTAGCCCTGTCAATCCTTCTTCTGGCCCTATCCTTTGCACCATCATCATCAATCATTTCTAGCTTTAGAAGAGTTCTATCTGTAATTTTAAAGTCATAACCAAGGCCAACAATGTTTTCTACCTTAGCATCAATGGCTGCGTGGTTAGCAAAAGATGTGTCGTAATAGTTAGCAAGCTCATAAACATTCCATGGTGGTGTGATAACGTCAAACATGCCGTACCCGTTATAGAAAACGGTGCCTGGGCTAATCTCTTTTGAAGATGCCCCATTGCCTTGCCTAACAGCAAGAGAACTATCCATATATGCATCTGTTGGCTCTACAGCCTTTGACATTCTGTTTGCTCGTCTACGGAAGTTATTGTTTAGTCCGTTGTAATTCTTTAGCTCATCCCAAGACTTTGCAAATGGGTCCTGAGCCTTAAAAAGATCAGCGTCTTCTGCTGCTTCAGCTAGAGAAGCTCCAATAAATATGTTTTCGTACTCGCCCATTATTCGTCTCCATAAAGTTCTAGGGTTTTCTTAGCTGCAATAACTGCACCAAGGTCATTCATGCTAGGGATAAGACCCTGCTTCATTCTGTCTACCTGCTCAGAGTGCTCTTCATCAGAGATCTTACGCATATTTGGGTAAAATACTGCACGACCATCTGCCTGCCCCCAGTACTTTGCTGCATCAGCTAGCTCTTTGATCTTTGACTTGTCATCTTTCATGCCTTCAATAGACAATGCGTTACCTTGACCGTCAGTAAATGGCTTTCCGTTTGGC